GCAACGCCCATAGTAACCAAGAGGAAAAACAATCCTATATAATAGTTCCTGTTTGGGCTATCGTACCAGTCAACGATGCCAAGAGAAACGAGTTTGATAATGAAATCTTGCTCTTCATCTTGGTTGTCTGCCTGAGCATCAAAGTCGCCATTGGGGGCTTCTTCAGGTTCAGGTGACTCACTAAACATGTCTTCAAAGAATTTGTTGTCATAATTGTGAGTTTGCTGGTTTTTGATGTTTGCCTGCCTTACAGCGTGGGTCAGTTCGATGATCTGTTTGACGTTCAAGATTTGGCCCACCTCGTAACCTGGGAGGTTGACTTTATCAAGTCTGTAAGTATTGTCCTTCACGTCAGGACAGATCGGATCGGTTCTGTGCAAAACCACATGAAACCTGCGCTTTATGGCGTCGGGGTCTGTCATCCCTATGACAGGGCGCCACTTATCTATACCGTGATTGGCAACATTGGTGGTGACAAAAACATAGCTACTTTCAAATGTAACTTTACCTTTGTCATCGAATGGTGTCGACAATATGTATGGAACGGTATTGACCATGTGTATAAGTTCACTAGCCTCTGCAGATCGCTTGTCAGCATCAGCGTGCTTGAAACAATCATCGAAAACAGTGTACTTGATGCCCTGCTTGTATGACGAGTGGAAGTTATCATCAGGGTTGTAGTTGTAGGTCTGTGCCGGATCATAATTCTCACCATCTTTGTAGGCTAAGCCTGACATAAGAATGCTGATGAGGGCTGACTTGCCAACGCCCGGGGGTCCTGTGACGAAAACACAGGCTGGCTCAGGGCGTGTGACAATAGTAGCCAGGACAGCGTGGGCGTCCTTAGCTCTCTCGGATATAATACGCGCAGCAGAATCGAATTTGCGAGCGAAAAATCCGGGTATGACTATCATGGATGGATCAGTAGCGAGTTTTTGAGCTTCAATGTTCTTTTGCAAGACCTCCAACATGTCATCACGGTTGGATTCCAGTCCTATATTGAAGCCTAACCTCTGGGAATACTCAATGATCCCCATGAGTTTGACAGCAAACGCTCTGTACTCTGAGTCAAATGGGTCATAACCAAATGTGGATCTGGCAATAACCGATATTATCTTCATAATAGAGGCAGAATGTTGAGACATGGCTCGTGATGAATTGTTGACAAAGACAAACTGGGAGTTAGCTTGCCTTATGTCAGCTTCGGACATACCAGACATTGATAGCGCCGCCGCTATAGAAGAGGCAGTGCCAAACAAGGATGTGAAGTCCGAGTTTTGTACATCAAAATTTGTCCGATCGTGCATGACATAGGTGGGAGTGAGATCCTCAACTCCTAATACATGTTGTTCATGGACAGCTCTTAGCCCGTCTGCGTCCATCTGATACACAACCCCATTATAAGACACGGGGTGGGTTTCTAATTGGACACTAGCTGCAACCTGTTCAAACTTGAAACCAAGTAGGAAGGATTTAATAGCTTCGGGCCTTGTGATGATGAAGTTGCTAGACCAAGATAGGGCTGATACCGTATCATTGTTGTAACAGTAATACAAAATGTGCATGAGAGACTTAAACTCCAACGCGACAACCTTGTAGCCATCTGGAATAGAACCGCCTGATGTCGTAACAAACTCCTTACAGGTGCTCACAACATCTCGAATGTCATCAATTTTCTTCTTGCTGGCGTAAATAATCTTAACAGATTCAGGGCAACAATCAAAAGTCGTTAACCAAGCCAGTATGTACTCAGGCATACCACGGAGGGTAGCGAAAGTAGTGAATATGGAAACGAACAGTGCCGAGGATGAACAAACCACAATTGCTGTGAACCCATAGAGGTAAACTGCAAGCGAGCGCCACAAAAATATGAGGAGCACTGACAGGGGTTTGAAAATACCCTCGTTTAGGCCATCCGCCCAGCAATAACGAATATCTTCCTCGCTAGGATTGAAATCAGGTAAGGAAGGAGACATGTCACCAATTTGTGAACCGGACTGGGTGTTGAAACCGTCATCTCGGAACGCAATTTTGGCGTCACGCATCTTGGATATGTTTTTACTGGCGACCCTCTTAACAGCTCTTCTGCCGGATACAACCCTAGGGTTGGATGAGACCGACACATTTTGCTTGGTATACTCCAAAAACAGAGCCTCCTTGACAGCCGAATCATCTGTGTTCCCTGCAAAGAGGGCTTGTGATGAAGGCTGCTGGAAATAATTGTGAACATCTTTTGAACGTTGTTTGAAGAACTCCAAGCGATCCTTTCTGGAGAGTTTGCCAATATCATAATAACGCTGACCGAACTCCAAAATGGAAGCCTTGAGATTTCTAAAACTATCGCACAAAGCAGAACGAAATCTGCGCTGGTCAACAATTTCCGCATAGAAAAGTTGTGAGGGCATATGAGGTATGGCCCAATTCATGTCATCTGGTTGACCAAGATCGAAAATGTCAAAATGAGACATCCTTTGTGAGAGGACGCGCTTAACATCTTTCCATGTCGCGTTCTTTTTCAACTGTGACGCGACAATGGATTTGATGACAGAGAATGTCAAGAGCTTACCCTTGCGGGTTGCTTCCGACACCACATCATAAATTCCATTAGTGGCATCACCGTGATGAAATGATGGGTTGTTGGAACTAGGTAACCTAAATGTTATGGGTGACCTTGGATCCACTTGGTGCATAGGGGGTGTGTCTAAATCCTCAACAGCCGTTAAAGACACTTCTGGGTGATCGTGATAAAGATCGCAAAGGGTGTTCCGAAGAGTGTTGAGGTTTGCAGGCACACTGCACCATGAAAGGGAGACAGGACTAAGAACTCGTTTGAGCTCCTTGAACTGATCAGCCTTTTGGCGGCTAGGCTTGACTGGGCTATACTTCAGTATAGAAGATACAACCTTTAGCATAGAGCCATAGGTAAGTGAGACAAGAACATTGGGCAAAGACTTGCCAT